TAGTAGAAGCAATTAAAGAAACATTAAACCTTAGTTGGACTTTGGTTGGTTTAGTTATTGCTACGCTTACACTAACTGGTTCAGCACAGCAAGTTACAGGATTAGCTACTATAATAACTTTAGCTGTATGGTTATTGACCATTGGTTTTAGAAAAGGAGATTAGTATGGACTGCTGTGGTAGTGGTTGCTGTGGTGGTGAATAATGTGTGTAACTTATGTCAACGAAGCAGGTACATACATTACTATATGTAATAGTAAATATGGAGGTATAGGTGAAGTTAACTGTAGTTAGAACACAATTTGGAACAGATGCAACGAATGGGTTGCTATTTATAGATGGTATTTTTGAGTGTTATACACTAGAGGACCAGTATCAAGCAGTAAAAGTTATGCACGAGACCTGCATACCAGAGGGAACTTATGATATTAAGTTTAGAAAAACAGGTGGTTTCCATGCTAAGTATTCAGAGAGATATAAGAACGCACACTATGGTATGTTACACATACAAGATGTGCCTAACTTTACTTATATATTGATACATACAGGGAATAGTGACGAACATACGAGCGGTTGTTTAATAATTGGCGAGACACAACAAGATTTAGACATATCAAAAGATGGTTTTATAGGCAGTAGTGCTGTAGCTTACAAGAAAATGTATGCAAAAGTAGCAGGACAGTTGCTGCAAGGCAAAGATGTCGCCATAGAATACACAACAATAAACAATTTATTAAATAAAGATGTAGATAATCAAGCAAAAGACCATACTGTTTTAGCTACCACAGTTTACGATAAATTACAGGAAATAAATGGTAATGTTTTGATAGGTAATGCTATGTTGAAAGGGAGATTGATAACATAATGTTTGAAAGATTTAAAAGAGCAAGAAATCAAGATGGTACATTCAAGAAGGATGTATGGTGGACACCTTGGTCTGATTCATGGGAGTATAGAATGAGTGTAGACCTCAAAGATATGCTTGAAAGAACTGCCTGGACCTTCATTGAAGCGTTCATTGGTGCATTAACAGTTGCTCCATTAGTTGGTGTAGAAGCTGAAACAATTCAGTTAGCTGCATTAGCTGGTGGTGGTGCTGCACTTGCAGTCATCAAGACATACGCAAAAAAACAAATAACTAAGTAGTAGAAACTGTCTTATCTTTGTAGTAAACTGTCAATGACAGGGCAAAGGAGGACAGATGTCCAAGAATAACACACCTGAAGAGTGGGGTAATAACTTCTATAAGTCAGGTTGGAAGCCTGGCGTAGATATTAATGACCAAACTGGGCAAGGTGAAATCACACATGTTGGAACAGACCCAAACTACAACAATAAGTTTGATGAAATTCTAAAACAATGGGGGTATGACCCTAAATTATACGAGATTGAGGGTACAGTTAGGTCATCTTCATGGCAAGTTCAATTGAAAGGTGGGAGAACTGAGACATTCTTTGCTTTTAAAGGGCTTGTAAAGAAGAAAAGACCTGGACAAGACAAGTATTTTAAAGCATTATTCAAACAAGCAGGTAAAAAACCACCATTAAAAGTTAAAACTCATGGAGGTGATACTGCTTTTTTGTTTTTTATGGCTGATTGGCAGCTAGGTAAGAAAGATTATGGCGTTGAGAACACACTTAAACGCTACGATATAGCTCTACAAGATGCAGTAAATAGAATTAAGGAACTGCGTAAGGCAGGTGTCCAGATAGATGAGATATATATGATTGGACTAGGTGACCTTACAGAAAACTGTTATGGTTTCTACGATAGTCAACCATTTAATATTGAGTTAACAATGATAGAACAGTATGCGTTAGCTAGGTCTATGATGATGAAAACAGTAGAGACATTTTTACCACATGCAGATAAACTTGTATTAGCTGGAGCTCCAGGAAATCATGGTGAGGCTTCTCGTTCACAAAAAGGTCAAGTCGTTACTAACAGATTAGATAACACAGATACTATGCACTTGCAGATATGTGAAGAGATAATGAAAGCTAACCCTGAAAGATATAAGAAGGTATCTGTTGTAGTTCCAGAAGGTTTTCATCAAGTTATGACTATCAAAACTATCCCATGTGCTTGGACTCATGGTCACATGACAGGTTATAGTGGAGGTAATCCTGAAACTAAGATAGAAAACTGGTGGAAAGGTCAGATGTATGGTTTCTTACCTGCAAAAGATGCACAAATTCTTATTACAGGTCATTACCATCACTTTCGTGCAAAGCAACAGGGAGATAGGACTTGGTTTCAATCACCTAGCTTAGATAAATCTTTAGACTTTACTGCTAGAAGTGGTATGTGGTCGCACCCTGGTGTGCTTACCTTTACTGTCAATAAAAAAGGTTGGGATAACTTAAAGATTTTATAATAGAAAAAACCTACCTAACTGTATTTAGCAGCCTTGTGGTAGGTTTTCTCTTTTTATTTACTTATTGAATTTTCAATAACTGTTTTATGGTCTAAACGAAAATTGTAAAAATGAGTTAGTTTGTAATCATCATACAAT